AGAACTTGCTGACTACTTCATCAGCGAATCTACAACGTACAGAGAAGCTAAAATAGCGTGTGAGAAGTTATTGAAACAAGTCAGCCATGAGATAGAACTCAGGGCGATGGAAAGTAAGACAGTCTAGAAGACAACAAAAAGCACCTGACGGCAATCAGGCGCTCAACAAAAGTATTCGAGGTAATTATAACATGAAGAGAAAAAAAGAGCAATGGAAACCAAGAATTGTAAACATTATGGCAGATGGTTCTCAAGTTGATGATTTGACAGGCTATGTCATCCCTGCTGGTCATTCCTACTATGACATTATTTTAGGCATGAACAAGCAATCTAACGAGGAGGGCGTAGCTTAATGAAATTACTTACCAAGTTAAAACTCAGACTTGAAGTAGTTCTTAAAGCAGTCAACCTTGACTGGCGAGAGGTAGCGGTCGAACTCATGACCGACCTATTTGAGGAGCGCAAACGTCGCTTTGCTTTCGAGCAAGAAAACTACGATTTGAAACAAGAGCTTGCTGCCTACAAGTACAAAGAAAACTTTGATATCAAGGCTAGACTGCAAGGAGAAATGTAGATGTACATTATATCGATTTATGTCAAGAATACTGAAACTGGAAACGAGGATTTCAGTTTGATTGGACGTGATTTCTTACCGACGGGGCACCAAGACTATATTGCAAGAGTTTTTGGAACAAAAGAAGAAGCGATTGATTACTTAAAATCTATATCTTACATCGTATCAGGTGTTCATGGTAACGATTGGGTTTATCAAAATGAAAAACTACCAGAAATTGAGTCACGTTGCCGAATTTGGAAAGTAGGAGAATAAAAGGAGAACAATATGTTTAAAGCACTAAAAACAATCAAAAAAATCAAACAGCTTCAGAAAGAAATGCACGATGTCAGTTTAGCCTTTCTGGCTCTACAAGATGTCGGATTGATGCCAGAGACTGAAAGAAGCAAGGCGAAGGCTCAAACAATGCACGATGTAAGCCACATGCTCAAGGACGTCCTGGGCGGCAAGTCGGTAGATGAAGCCATGAAACGTCTAAATAGCGAAGTGAAAATTGAAGAGGTGGAGCAGGAAGATGATAAAGATTGAAATTGAAAACCGTGTCTGGCTTTTGGCCAATCATGAAGAAAAAAACGAATTGCTGGATCTTGGGCTAACATCCAAGGCTAGATATGTGAAACGAGTCCTGGAGCTTGGGAAGGTGTATGCTCATGTTTGATTATGACAGAGATATAATGCAACCGCCTGAAGAACGAGAAGAACGTGACCCAGCTGATTGGATTTTCAGCGCTGGTCAATGGATCTATGTAGGAGATTGTTAGCCTATGAATAGAGAGCATTTAGAGCGTGAAAATTGGAATTTGAAGAAGACGAAAGGTAGAAAGAAATGAAAAAACGATTATATTACAAAAAATGGAAACAAGAACTTAGAGAGGCAATGAGAGAAGAAATTGATGGCGATTATCTAACCGAGAAAATGGTTAGAAAAATGAGTATTAGCGATATGTCACACTATTTGAACCAATTAGCATTAGAAGAAGCTGGATACTGTGGGACAATGTTTAATTACTAAAAGAAAAAGGAGAGAAAATGACTAATAATCAATTAGCAACACAGACAAAACGTAACATCACTACTGACCCAAGTTTATTGACCGGGGCAGACATCAAAAAGTATTTTGACCCACAAAACCTACTGACTGAAAAACAAGTAGGTCAGGCGCTAGCCTTGTGTAAAGGTCGCAATCTTAACCCATTTGCTAACGAGGTCTACATTGTAGCTTACACAAACCGTAATGGGGGCAAAGAGTTTAGCTTGATTGTCTCTAAAGAGGCTTTCTTGAAACGTGCCGCCCAATGTAAAGACTATGAGGGCTTTGAGGCTGGAGTAGTGGTAGTAGACAGTGAGGGTGTTATGCACGAACGCAAAGGGGCAATCATGCTCCCAGAAGATACACTGATAGGCGGATGGGCTAGAGTGCACCGCAAAAATTTCAAGGTACCTGTGGAAATTGTTGTCAGTCGTGAGGAATATGACAAGAAACAAAGTACATGGAACACCATGCCAGCTACCATGATCAGGAAAGTGGCTCTAGTAAATGCTCTTAGAGAGGCTTTCCCTGAGGACTTGGGGAACATGTACACAGAGGACGACGGTGGAGAGACATTTGACCGTATCAAAGACGTCACACCTCAAGAGAGCCGTGAGGATGTCGTAGCACGCAAGATGGCTGAAATTGAGCAATTCAACAAAGAGCAAGAGGCAAATCATGCAGATCCTGAACCTGCTAAAACTGAGGAGCCAATCCAGGGCGAGTTGCTAGACGGTGAACTTGAATATTAGGAGGACAACATGCAAGAATTACAGGTTATTGATGATAAGAAAATCAATAAAATTTATGAAATGATTACAACGGATGAGCTTACTAGAGAGTCTTTTGAAAAAGACCTCATAGAGGCTACTGAAAAGTACAAGGACTATATTCCTACAGCTGGAACTCTCAAAGACGACAAGGCAAAGCGGGCTGAATTTAACAAGTTAATTGAGTCTAAAAATCGTATCCGTATTGACACTAAAAACTTACTATCAGAGACAGCTAACACATGGGATAGTTATGCTAAGTCAATTATTGACCCATTTGCAACCGTAGTTAGTGAATTTGACAAAGGTATCAAGGAAATCGAAGAACATCAAAGACAACTAAAAATAGATACGGTTAAGAGTTACCTAGCCAACAAATCGGCTGAGTACATGCTGGATCCTCGTCTCTTTGATGAAAAGGCCCTTGAGTATGTCAAAGCTAGCGATTTTATGGCAGATGGCGTGACGCTTAAAAAAGCCACTATGAAGTCACTTGATGACATGGTCACATTTGAATTTCAGAAACAACAAGAATTTGAAAAAGCCAAGTCAGCTATTTCAGGGTTATGTGCTGAGTATGGCATGACTGACTCACCTTACATTAGACAGCTGAAAGACTTGACTCTTGCTGAAGTCTTTGGACAAATCAAAGCTGATTATGAGTTTGAAAAGCAAAAGGAAGAAATCAGACAGGCTCAAGAACGAGCAGAGCGAGAAAGTCAGGAACTTTTAGCAGCCCAACAAACCAAACAGCAAGAACAGGCTCCAAAATCAACGGAAACCCCAAATTTTGACCCAGAAACGGGCAAAATCTTGGACGGTGGGCAAATCCTCCAAAATGAGCCTAACGCTCTTAGAGGGGCTGAAAATGACCTAAAACGATATGCCCAAAAAATGACTTTAGAGGTGTATTTTGTAGACACAGCCGAAAAAGACCGTTTCAAGGCTGGTCTAAGTCAACTCGGATTTGATTTTAAAAAGAACTATCAAGTCAGGGGTTATCAACGTATCGAGCCATTAACTCAGGCTGAACTAAATGAACAATGTGGGTGGTAAGTATGACAGAAATTGAAAAAATTTCAGAAGAATTGGCTGAATATGGGGTGCCTGATGAGTTAATAGGAAAAATAGAGGACCTATTAGCGACTCTGTATGGCGAAAAAAAGGAAATTGGAGATAGAAAAATCTTGGATATTTCTCCAGAGTCAATGGGGAGGTAACCATGGACATCAGAAAAATATCTGACAGCGTAGCCATCTACTCGGACGGCAAGAAATTGCAGATTATCCACAACCTAGGGGATGAGTTTATCCTTGATTTCAATGTGGGAGAGGATAGCGTCTGGAACCTCAATGGCCAAGTCGTAGAAATTATTGACATGATTGAGCCTGTCTTTAAAGTTTTCAGCTTTTGCTCAAAATCTGGAGAGGGTATGCAACGCTTAAAACATGCTATCGTCCACTTTGAAATATTTGAGCAGTACATCAGAGATAATCAGGAAGACCTGATGATCTGGTGGCACAATCCAGGAGGGGAATATGATTAAAACCGTATTTTTTTCATGTGATTATCCACATCATGAGGCGATTGACGACCAAATAAATAGCTGGCTTGCCGAAAATCCAGGCATTAAGTTGATTGACATCAAATTTCAATCAAATGTGTCTGCTGTCGCTGACAGTGGAGTCAGTGCTGAATATTGGCATACATCCGCATTGATTATTTACAAAGTTCCCTCAGAGAACAATATAAGCAGTATTAATTCAAATGGTTTAGGTTTCATAATCAGCTGTGAGAAATGTGGTAGCTTATCAATAATCAAGGGAAAAGATGTAGGTCAAAATGTATGTTATGAATGCAAAGGAGAGAAATAATGAATGATTTTATCAAAGAGATTGGGATGGCTATCCTATGGATGTTTTTAGGGTATCTCTTGGGAGAGCGTAGCACTAGAGGGGGACAAATCAGATGATCAATAACGTCACACTGGTTGGGAGGCTTGTAGCGCCTCCTGATCTACGAAAAACGCCTAATAATGTATCTAGTTTACAGGGCACGCTTGCAGTCAATCGCAATTTCAAAAACGAAAATGGAGAGCGTGAGGCTGATTTTATCAATTTTCAAGCTTGGAGAGGTACAGCTGACATCATTGCTCAGTATTGCAGCAAGGGCTCACTTATTGGCCTCACAGCGCTTACAAGTTAGGTCTTACGAGAAAGACGGTCAGCGTCGATATGTGACTGAAGTAATCGCTGAGAGTGTAGCTCTGCTAGAGAGTCGCAACAGTCAGCACGGACAAGGCAACAGTTTCCAAAATGGGAATAGCTCACCTTTTACCGATCCTAACCCCTTTGACCTCCCAAATGACGGTTTGCCGTTTTAGGAGGTATATATGTCAAAAATTAAAATTCTTGACGCTTGCTGTGGCAGTCGTATGTTTTGGTTTGATAAAAACGAAAGTCACACAATTTTTATGGACATTAGGCAAGAAACATTTGAGATACATGACAAAAAGGTCAATGTAGACCCTGATATTATCGGTGATTTTCGTGACATACCTTTTGAAGACAACACATTTAATCTAGTTGTGTTTGATCCACCACATCTAAAATGGGCTGGACCTAATTCGATAATGAAAGCTCAGTATGGACAGCTGGACAAAGTTACCTGGTCGGAAGATTTGGCCAAGGGTTTTGAAGAATGTCTGAGAGTTCTAAAAGTTGGCGGCACACTAGTCTTTAAATGGTCTGACCGTCAGATAAATGTAAAGAAATTACTAGAGGTGATACCATTCAAGCCCTTATTTGGTCAGCAAAGAGGCACCACACACTGGCTAACGTTTGTAAAGTTTGAGGAGGACAAGAATGGAGTGGACGGATTGGGTGGATTGGAAACCTGAAACCAAAACGGACATTAAAACCAAAATTGAAAATGACGGGTACACTTTTCCACATTACGACAAGAAAAACAATGGCGTCAAGTATGTGATTTCTACAATGGACATCAAACAAGACTGTCTAAGACTTGGAGTACCGTTTGAAGATATGTACCCTTTGCAAACGACACTTTTTTAACAGGAGAAAGAACATGGCAAGTAAAATCAATGTGACAGAACGTATTGCTATCATCATTGAGAAACAAAAAATAGAGGTCGTTACGACTCTAAACTATGATATGAGCATTAGCTTTGATAACAAAGACACGGCTCCTACACTAGATGACAATGGTGACCTTTTTGAACCGGTCTACAAGTGCAAAGTTAAGGCAATTCCCAAAAATGATGTATTTTTCACCTCATTAACACGAGTCAAGAGCAACATCAAGACGCTACAAGAGGTTAAAAAATTCTTTGAGTTCGTAAACGAAAACAGAGAAAATCTCTTTGAGATGGCAGGATTTAAGGGGGCTCTTGAATGAAATTGACCCTGAACATTGAGCCTAAACCTCAATCACGGCCAAGGTTTGCAAGACGTGGGAGTTTTACCACAACTTACGAAGACAAGGATATGAAAACATGGCGCAATCATTGCCAGCTGCTCATTGCTAATCAGTACATGGGTCAGCCTATCCTTGAGGGAGCTTTGAGGGCACGGCTTAGATTTTATATCAAACCTCCTCAGTACATTTCTAAAGTCAAGAAGAACCAACAGGCCCTCCTGGATGAAATTATACCAGTAGGCAAAAAGCCTGACATAGATAACTACGAAAAAGCGCTATATGACAGCATGTCAGGGATCGTCTTCCAGGACGACGGTCAGATAGCGCTACATGATGTAGGCAAGTTCTACAGTCTAAATCCACGGATAGAGGTTGAGATTGAGGTCATGAAATCCCTGAGTATTTGAAGAAATGAGGAGCAGATGGCTGACTACGCATTATATCAAGGTGATGTGTTTGTTACGCTTGGAACATTAGCGCAGATCAGTAGCGAGACAGGAATTACTGAAAGGATGTTAAAGTATTACACTTACACATCACACCAAAGACGACACCCAAACGGTAGGGCCGTTATTAAAATTGAGGAGGAAGATAATGAGAATTAAGACGGAAAGTGAAGAAGTTGGAAGATGATGGAAGAGTTAAAGCAAAAAGTTAATGAA